ACATTTACGAGCAGGAAAACAAGGATAAGCCCGTATCACATTATCTTCATGGTCCTTTCATGATGGCAGAACAACCAAACAAAAATCATCGAGTGTATAACCTCGAAGAGATGGTTAAAGAAGTTGAAAGATATAATAAGGACTATGTTACGGCCAACCGAGCTTTGGGCGAACTGAATCACCCATCTAATTCAGCATCTGTGGACTTGGAACGCGCCGCTCACATGGTTGTAAAACTCGAACAGAAGGACAATTTATTTTATGGGAAAACCAAGATTTTGTCAACACCTACCGGTACTATAGTCAAACAGCTTCTTTCCGATGGCGTACGTGTGGGTATTTCAACTCGGGCGCTTGGCAAACTTGTCAAACAAGGGCAGAACGATTTGGTTGAAAATTTTTATTTGATTTGTCTTGATCTTGTTCACGAGCCTTCGGCCCCTGCAATGCTGGAATCTATTTTGGAGAATAAGCAGTATTTGATTGCGGAAGGTGGAAAAATAGTTGAAGTCGCAATAGGAAACCTTCATCGAAGAATCGATGCTGTTCCAAAAGGCGAGTTGAACTACTATCTTGAGGAGTGTTTCAAGAAATTTTTCTCTGATTTGAAGAAACGTTAACATAAATTGTCGCTGTTTAACGCGAATAAGATAAATATTCACGTGACAGTCAACGAAACTGGAGTAGATATGGCAAAAAAGAAAAAACAGAAAAATGTAATCGCCGAAGAATCGGTATACATTCACGATTTCATCAAACACATGTATAACGACGACTATGCGAACGCCATGGAAAGCCTTCGTTCAGTTATCGTTGAAAAAATGAAAACCCGAATTCAGGACTGCGAACGTACCAAGGAGAAAAAATAATGAAATTTGACGATATGCTTAAAGAGTTGGGTGAGGATATCTTCACCGAGGAATTGAGAACCAAAATTACCGAAATGTACGACGCGGCAGTTTCGGAAAGTGTTAAACAACAGGTTGGGCTCGTGGTCGATTCTGAGCTTGAGAAGATTGACGAAGAACATGCAAAACAGCTTGAAGGTCTTCTCGAATCCATCGATCAGAAACACTTGGAACAGATGGAAAGTCTTGTCGAGTCAATCGATCAGAACTATACTAATAAGCTTGTCACCCTTGCCGAGGCTTATGAAAATGAATTAAAGGATGGTGCCAACACTCTTCGGGAATCGCTTGCAAGAAATATTTCCAATTATCTCGATGTTTATCTTGATAAGGCATTTCCGGCAGATACGGTAAAGGAAGCGGTTGAGAATACAAAGGCTGCTCGTATGGTTGCCAAGATCATGGATGTTGTTGGGATTGATCCGGAGTATATGAGCGAGAGTGTAAAGGATGCCATTGCCGAATCTAAAACTTCCGTAGATGTATTGTCAAAGCAGTTGGAAGATGCCACCAAGAAAAACTCTCTTCTTGTCGAAGAGATTACGAAGCTGAAAACTTCTTTAGTTCTTGAGCAGAAGATTCAGGGGTTCAATCAGACCAAACGGGACTATATCAAACGTAGATTGCAGAACAAGTCGCTTGAGGAGATTGAAGAGAACTACAAATTTGTGTTGGAAATGTACGAACGCGATGAATTGGACAAGCGAGATGCGGCCAGGGCGCGAACTGAGACGCAGACGATTTCCAAGAAAATCGACGTTCCTTGCAAAACGATAACCGAAAAAGTTGAAGATCGAAAGGCTTCGTCATACGATGAAGTCGATGTCGTTCTTGATGCGCTAAACGAACTCGCCTAGGCTTTATAGCTTGTCAATCCGACAGGCGGCTAATGACAAAATTCGTAGCAAAAAGGATTAATAAAACAATGAGTTCAGAACTAATCACAAAGGACGTCGCTAAAGCTCTAATCAGCAAATGGAAGCGCGTTCTTGATTTCACAAATGATCAGATCAAGCCCATTACGGAATCCCACAAGCGCCTCAGCACGGCAATGCTCCTTGAAAACCAGTCCCGCTGGATCAACGAGACCGTGGCAGGCGGAAGTGGTTCCGTTTTTGGCACAGCCGCTGGCGCTGGTACAACCTATAACAATGGGTTCTCCGGCGACACCTACGCCCCAAACGATGCGCGTCTTCCTAAGATTCTCATTCCTATGATTCGGCGTACGTTCCCCGAGTTGATTACCAACGAAGTAGTTGGTGTTCAGCCCATGTCTGGACCTGTCGGTCTGGCTTTCGCCCTCCGGTATGTCTACGATGCCAATCCTCTTAATCAGCTTGGCACAGATCCTCAGCAGCGCGATGGGTTCCCATCTGCTTCTCCTGAGTCTTGGTGGAACAAGGCTAATGGCAATGAAGCGGGCTACAATAACATGTACGCCGACTATACCGGTATTTCGACCAATCAGTTTGACTGGGCGACAATTTCCGCAAATGCTTCCGGCTCGGAGATCTCCTCGCTTCCTGCATCGTCTCTCACCGCAGTTGGAAACATCATCAACGCACAGGATAAGGGCATCGCACGCCTAATGTCCCAGTTCGAGATGACTGGTCGCATCCCCCAGATGTCCATCAAACTTGAGAAGACCGTAGTTGAGGCTGGCACACGCCGGATCGCAGCTTCTTGGTCAACAGAGCTTGAGCAGGATCTCAAGGCGATGAATGGCATTGACATCGATAACGAAATGGTCAACTCCCTTTCTTACGAGATTCAGGCCGAAATCGACCGCGAAATGCTCACCCGCATGATGAAAATCTGCCTTGAAGCCGGTTTCACATCTCCTGCTAAGGGCAAGGGATTCTCCTTCTGGAATGCCGCAACATCCGACGCTCGCTGGATTGGTGAACGCGCTCGCGACCTTTATGCCCGCATAATCGTTGAATCGAACCGCATCGCCATTTACAACCGTCGTGGTCCTGCAAACTTCATCATCGCCACTCCTCGTGTTTGTGCGTTGCTGGAGATGCTTCCCGACCTCAAGTACAATCCCGTTGGCAGTACTGTCAACACCCAGGCCACTGGCATTGCCAAGGTTGGTACCATCGGTGGGCGCTTCAACGTCTACCGTGATACTCGTACCGAGGCTCAGTATGATATGGGCGCTCGTACAGATGCTGTTGAGTACGCTCTTCTTGGCTACAAGGGTGCTGACTTCTATGACACCGGTATTGTGTTCTGCCCCTACATTCCCGTGATGATTCAGCGCACCATCGGTCCTAATGACTTCGCTCCTCGCGTTGGCATGATGACCCGTTACGGCGTTGTCGATCATATCTTCGGTTCCGATCTGTTCTACCACCTCATCGTGGTCACAGGTCTCTCCACCGAAGTGGCCAACCCCTATGTTGGACAGCGTGTCATTCTCTAAGCGATTAGAGTTACTTGACTCCGAACCCCGCTTCGAAAGAAGCGGGGTTTTTTGTCGTTGACGCGCCGATCAAAAACATGATAATATAACCGCATGACAGAGATTCCAACTCAGATGGTTGAAGAGTATTTTAGAATTTACGCGGGGTATGCAAAGAGGCAGTCGAACGGCACTTGGACGGGAGGGTGCCCGTCTTGTCATGAAGGCAATAGCTGGGGAAAAAAAAGACGGTTGTTTTATGATTCTACCGGATCCAAGGGAAATACGATATACTGTTTTAATTGTTGCAGACATTGGGCTCCTGTGAAATGGATGATGGATTTTTCTGGAAAGTCGTTTAAGCAAATCATGGACGAATCAAAAACATATGATTTTGCGTCTAAAAATCTATTTCTCGATAAACAAGAAAAACCGCATAAAGAAATTCCGATATTGCCCTATAATAGCATTAACCTAGGAAATGAGACTGAATTGAAATATTATAGAGATAACTCGATGATACAACTGGCTCTGGATACCATTAAAAAAAGAAGATTGGACACTGCTAGAAACAAGGTAACATACTATCTATCGTTAACAGATAGAATTCACAAGAATCGACTTATCATACCATTCAGAGGAATTGATGATAAAATAGAGTTCTATCAATCGAGAAAGTTGCTCGATGTGGGAAAACACACTCCAAAATATCTTTCCAAGATGGACTCCCCGAAAACATTATTCGGAATAGACAAAATAGATCATTCTATCCCATACATGGTTATTAC